ACGGCTACATGGTATCTAAGCAGACCGACGGATGGCATGTAATGTCTGAGGTTACTGGAGAGCCTTCTTTCTGGGTCTCTGTCTTCCCAACCAAGCGGCAAGCACTGAACGCAATTATCGACCATAACTAAAGTGATGAGGAATAGAGTGATGAAAATAAGAATAGCATTTACCGTAGAAGTAGACCCCGATGAGGTTTATCGGTTCCAAGAGAGTCTGGATGCAGCCGATGAGGATATGCGAGAGTTCGTCCGTAGCTACATCATCAGTGGTGGTGTTGGAACTATGGAGGAGGCAATGATCAACAACGCATTTGCCTATGAGGCTGTGAGGGTAGTCGAATGAACTTATTTGAACTGGATGAGCTGATCCATCAGCTAGAACGCAAGCAAAGCGACACTGATGAGATGCTCCAAATGTACTACCGCAAACGCGGTGAGCTCAGAGAAGTTGTCAAAGGACGCATCGCCGGGATCATGTCGGCTTCTTCTGTGTCCAATAATACAACCAACAGTGGTATACTTAACCAAGAGAGGTACTGAGATGGACGTTTTACTATTATTGTTATTTTTATCTTTTATGTTTGTGTGTTTTTCAGGGGCTTGGCTCATCGTCGAAGACAAGCAACGAGACTTCCTGATAAGGAGAGAAATTGAAAATCGTCGATATAAACAGTAGCAAACCATCCGATGAGCCTGTAAGGGATATAACCTCTCAGGCTCTTCTGGATGCACTTTCAGACTTTGGCAGTTACGCCATGCATGAAAACATCAAAGCCTTTGCGGTCGTCGCTATCGATGGTGACGGACAAGTGACCAACTCTTGGCACTCAGACGGCGTTCAGATAACAACAATGTTAGGTGCCATTGAGTTGATGCGTAACGACTTCATCAGCGAATACATCTAACCGCTTACCGCATAACCCTCATAGCCTTAAATCATTTAGTTGTGTCCTTACACAAAATTACAATGCACGCCCATTAACTTGTGAGGTGTGTGATGTTTTTTGTTTGTCTGTTTTGCGTGGTGTTTTTAGGATTGATAGCTGGGGATGATTTGAAGATTTGAGGCGGTAAGGCGGTGAGGCGCACGGGATAAGGCCAAACGCACGGGTACGCACGGGTAAAATCAGGTGGTTGTGCGTCTCTGAAACCCGCGCCATTACTGGCGGCGCACGGGAAGAACAGGTTAATCTCTTTTTTTATTTAAATAGAAATAATATAGGCATATAGGCTCCCCGTGCCCCCGTGTTAAATCCTACTGACTTTTCCCTGTTTAACCCGTGCGTCCCGTGCGTCTCTCTGTAACCCACGCGCTGTCTGGGCTACAGGCGCACGGGTAGATTCTGTTAACCCGTGCGGCACCCGTGCGGCGGCCAGTAAAACCTCTGAAACGTAGAGCTGGCGTGGCCTGTAGCCCGCACGATACAAATCAAACACCCGCTAATCGGTCAACCAATTTCGACAACAGCATATCGGACACACAACTAACTGTTGTAATGCGATATAATCGGCGTCATTCACGATCTAACGAGGAGTATCAACATTGGCAAACACTAAGCCCATTGATTACGAAAAGCTCTATAACCTAGCAAAAATAGGGCTATCGGAAGAACAGATAGCAATTAGTCTAGGCATATCAGTCTCGACGATTGCACGCCGCAAACGCGACGATGACACATTTGCCGAGACCTTAAAGGATGGGAAGCAAGCCGGGATCACATCTGTCACTAATTCTCTGTTTGAATCGGCAACGGCTGACAAGCCCAACACATCAGCGCAGATATTCTATCTAAAGAACCGAGGCGGATGGAGGGATAGAACCGAAGTAGATGCTAACGTAAGCGGAGGCATCGAGGTAACTCACGACATAGACGCTGCACTGCAAGCCTTGAAGGATGCGGGTGTTGACCCGTCCAGCCTTTAGGCTAGTCTTATGACTGATAAGATTAATATGTATGTTAATCAATGGCTTAGGGGTATCTGGTACAGTCCTCGGCACAGCAGCATGTCAGGTTTTGCGGTTTTGAGGTCGTTTCGCAAAATTGGGACTCCCGGCTGGGGCAGTACGCCCCCGCATATATCGTTACATATAGGGCGCAAATAATGGCAAAAGCGTCTGAGAGAAAGACTTCAAAAAAACCGGCTTCAAAGCTCACCGCCTCACAAAAAAATAAGGCGGAAAAAATAGCGGAAGCAATTCGTGTAGTAAAAGTTCACAAAGCTCAAAACCGTCTAGCTTATTTCCGGCCATATGAGTGGCAAGAAGAATTTTACAAGGCTGGCAAGACCAATAAGCAGAGAATGCTTATGGCTGCAAACCGCGTAGGCAAAACGGCTTCTCAAGCAGCAGAGGTCGCATACCACTTAACAGGCTTATATCCAGATTGGTGGGAGGGCATTAGATTTAGCCGTCCGACTAAGATTTGGTGCTTAGGTGTTTCTGGTGAGCAGCTTCGAGATGTAATCGTTAAGGAGCTCATTGGCACTTATCTTGGCGAAGGTAAGTTCGATGGTTCAGGGCTGATACCTCAAAAGCTTATCTATCAGGTCACACCGGCTATGGGTACTCCGAGGTTACCAAGGGATGTGGCTGTAAGGTATGCCACTGGTAACACTTCTACTGTTAGTTTTAAGTCCTACACTCAGGGTCAGCATGTATTGATGGGATCGAGTCAGGACTATATCTGGATCGACGAGGAACCAACCGACACCGCAATATACCCACAATGTCTTACGCGAACAGCGACAGGTAATGACGGGAAGGGTGGTTACCTCGTCGGTACTTTAACGCCAGAGAATGGGATGACTGAGTTAGTGTCCCAGTTTATGGATCACCCGGCAAAGGGGCAGTATCTAAAAAATGTTACTTGGGAGGATGCGCCGCATTTAGATGACGCGGTGCGTGAGCAGCTATTGGCTGCAATTCCTGAGTACCAGAGAGATATGCGCTCAAAGGGCATACCGGTCTTGGGTGAGGGGATGGTGTTCCCAATAGCCGAAGAGGTTATCCAGTGTGAGCCGTTTGAGATTCCCGCGCACTTTAAAAAACTTGCAGCGGTGGACTTTGGGATAACGCACCCAACAACTTGTGTGTGGACGGCCTATAACCCGGATAACGACACTATTTATGTGTATGACGCCTATAAGAAGGAGGGCGAGATACCCGCAGTACACGCCACGGTGATAAATAGCCGTGGCAAGGACATCCCTGTTATATATCCGCATGACGGTGACAACACTGAGAAGGGCAGCGGTCGCACCTTAGCTGAACTGTATTTAGAGGCGGGGGTGTTGATGATTGGTAGGTTTACAAATCCTGATGGCACTAACTACGTTGAGCCGGGATTGATGGAGATGTTAGAAAGATTCAGAACTGGACGCCTACAGGTGTTCAACAATTTGGCTCCTTGGTTTGAGGAGTTTCGGCGGTATCACCGGAAAAAAGGAAAGATACACAAAGAGCATGATGACTTGCTAGACGCAACGCGTTATGCGGCACTTTCGGTTACACGCTTTGGGCAGAATAAAGCAGAGCGTGAACAAATGACAACAGGGCGAGGTAACCACACCAGTTATGAATATAACTACTGATATCGACGAAAGAGAACTTATAGCGACGCTTGAGAACAGCATCAACGCCGCAGACTCATACGCTGAAAGCGAGATAGGTGAGCAGCGTGATAGAGCGTACAAATATTACTACGGTAAGCCGATGGGTAACGAGAGACCCGGTCGGTCGCAGCACGTTTCTATGGACGTTTTTGACGCAGTCGAAAGTGTAAAGGCAATGCTAATGGAGACGTTTACTGCTGATCGTGATGTGTGCCGGTTTGATCCGCAAACCGCAGAGGATTTTGTGCCAGCGAAGATGGCAACCGCACTGACTAACTTTATTTTCTATAGAGAGAACAAAGGTAGCAAGATTCTGCACGATGTTATACACGATGCGCTGGTTGCTAAGACAGGTATTGTAAAGCGGTACTACAAAAACTATTACGAGTATGAGGAAGAGACGTTTGAGGGTTTGGATGAGGCTAGTTTTTCCATGCTGGCGTCCGACCCTGCTGTCACGATCATGGAAATTGCGGAAGAGGCTGTTATGGCCCAAGTGCAAGACCCACAAACCGGACAGCCTGTTGCTATTCAACAGGTCATGTACAGCGGTGAGATTGCACGCAAGATTGACAAGTCAAAGGTGTGCGTTGAGTCGATATCGCCAGAAGATTTTTTAGTTACACCCCGTGCAACCGGTGAGGATGATGCTGACTTTTGCTCACACCGCACAAGCCGCACACGCGGAGAGCTTTTAAGTGAAGGGTATGCTCCTGAGCTGGTTGATAAGCTAACCGAAGACAATTTAAACGACGAGGGAAGAATCGCTCGTGATTCGGTAGACGAGTTTGGTAGCGAAGAAGGTTATGAGGTAGACAATGACAGACAGTACGTAACTATTTACGAGTCATATCTTAAAAAGTATCGCTCTGATCTTAAAAAGTGTGTTTATTTAAAGGTTTTGCACAGCCGTACCACTGTTCTTGACATTGAGATGGTAAGCGAAAAGCCGTTTCGGTACTTTACGCCGTTTCCTTTACCTCATCGCTTTTACGGTATGAGCCTTGCCGATGTGTTATGTGATATCCAGAAGACGCAGTCTAGTTTGAAGCGTGGAGTAGTTGATCACACGTTTATGACCAACACCTCACGATTTGTGGCGAACCTGTCCTTGGTAAAAAACCCCAGAGATTTG